TATTCATCCTCAGTTAGATCATTTGATTCATCCTGTTGAGACAAATATCTTAGATAATTTTTCTTTAAAGTTTCTTTAATATTGACGATAAGCACAACTTGACTTGTGGGTATTTTATATTCAACTTCCTCAGAAAAACTAAACCAAGGATACATAATATAAGATTCAACTAATACGTCTCCGCGAGGAACACGCATTGGGTTTAAAACTACAGGGTCATATATACTAATAGTTTTTTGCTTGTATATGTTTTCGCAATTGTCTGTAGTTGTGCAAACAATACAATCACCTGACGATAATTTAATATATTTAAAGTAAAGATTGTCTTCCATTAGATAGGTACCTTTACAAGTTTATAGTTGAATTTTTCGTCATTATAAATTTTAATTCTTTCAATCATATGCAATAGTGTATAATTCTTTTTACTCTTCCAAGTTAAATCATCTGCAATATCATATAGCTTACATTCTGTCTTAGTTCCACTTGTTCTTAAACCCCGCCCAATGGACTGCAAGTTCCGAATACGAGACTTAGAGGGAGAAGAAAATATGATGTTGTGTAAGTTTCGAATATTAATGCCAGTACTAAAAGTGCCATAAGATGCAACGATAATTGCATTAGATTCTTCTTCAGTAATAGCCCTAACCGATTCGCGTATTGTAACATCTGTTTCTCCAGAAACATAAAACACTTTTCTTTCTCCCGCATGTTCTTTAATTAATTCATAAAGAACCTTGCCATGTTTTTCCACATACTGAAATAACACCAAAGTGTTTCCTTCTTGCTTCAATGCCAAATTGCGAATAAATTTATTCCGTTGTACATTTTGAACAATAAAATCAATCTCTTTTTGATAATCAAATCCTTTACAGGCTTTTCTTATCTCATCTGAATATTCTAATATTATATTATATATCTTTAGATCTGCCAATTGCTTATTGTCAATTAGCTTTTTAGTTGTTGTTACTTTGTACACCGGACCAAATAACCCCTCAAGAACTAACTTATGTGTTTTGGTTCCATCTAAAGTACCAGTAGTTCCTACCCTGTAAGGAGTAGTAGTACATTTATTTAGTATACTTGTGAGTGACTTAGCTTTAAAATTGTGCGCTTCATCTCCATATATTACCTGAAACATAGAAAAGAATTGTTTAGGTAACTTATATAGCGATTGCCATGTACTAATAACTACATCAAATTGATTGGATTTTTCATGACCGCCGTAAATACGATAGCAATGTTCGGATGCTTTCCAACCATTGATACTAGAATAGTCTTGGAAATCTGAGTACAACTGTTCCACAAGGGATGTGGTTGGTACTAGAATAAGTTGTTTTCTGTCAGATTGTAGATTCCAGCGAAGAAGGCAATAAAGAATAAGTGACTTACCTGAGCCCGTAGGAGAAAGTAATAGACGTCGTCCATCATGTATAGCTTGGTATACTGCATCTATTTGATAATCTCTAACCTCAATTGGTTCACCTTTGGATGCCAATTGTAATGATAGACAGAATTCTTTAATTTGATCATATGTAACAGCGTCTGCTTGTTCTATATAATTAGAATAATCTATGATATAATCTCTTTCTTTACAGAAGTGCTCAAGATAACTCTTAAGTCCAACATAAAGTTCTTGAGTAAACATAGAATAAAGACGAACCTTACCATCCCACATACGTGATCTATATAAAGGATGAAACTTTGCCCCAGGAACATCAAACGAAAAGTGATCGTTTAATTCCTGACCAATTGAAGGTTCACACTTTACTCTAAGGTAAACTTCGTCTTTCTTAGATAAAACAATATCTGCCATTACATCATGCCATTAGTAAATTTATTCCATTCAATAGCATTTTTAATATCCCATGTTCTACTGTTTAACGAACGAATTATTTGTTCTAATTGGTATAATACTGTTTTAAAATATTCTACCTTATCCTGTAGTAAAACCAAGTCTTTGTCTACAGTTAGAAATTCATCCATTTCATTTTTTAATGGTTTATTGCCTTGCCATTGATCCCAACCTTCGTCTGTCAATTCCGCCTGAGTCATCTCGCCTCTGTAATAACGATACTTTTTACGTCGGCAATTTAAATATTCGGATTCTGTTTTACGAAGATTCAATCTAGTGGATGATAGATAATTCAAATACTTGGCATGAAGGTTAGGAGTCCTTGCAGATTCATGGCCAAGATTCATCTCATTAATCTTACAATCCTCTGCCCAGGATTCCTGAAGATCTGATAATTTCATAATATAATCTACCTATCAACCGATTTGAATAATTTGCTGAGGATTACCTTGGAAATTAAATGAACCATAATGATTCAATGAGATTGAAGGGTCAAGCCAAATCTCACCTCCAATGTCTTGCCATCTGCGACTAAAGGTATAATCCTCAGACAAATAACGCTTGTCCTTAGGATCAATCATAGTATCAAAGAAAGCATAGAAATGAGGATTCAACTCTGGGGGAGTATTCAAATCATTGTTATATTTTAGCTCAGGATATGACTCGATCATTTTGTCAATAACTTCTCGCTTAATCATCATAAAGCCGGTAGCTCCATCATGTAAACGAATTAGACCGTTCTCAATAGCAATTTGTTTTTGTTCGCGATTAACGAATTTAAAGTTAATTGCATAATCGCTACCAAAAGATGCAATTTGTTGATCTGTATAAGCATCATCTTTAACTCTAACACTTTCGCGAATGCGTTGCCAATTCACACCCTTCTTAGGATATGCGCCAACTGCTACATCTTTATTATGTGCAATCAACTTAATAACATCTTCAACTTGGAATTCAATATCCGCATCAATAAACATTAAGCGGGTGAAATTACTTTGCAAAAAATAAGCAACAAGAACATTGCGAGCTCGAGTAACTAAGGACTCATTCGCAATAGTTCCAAATGCAATTGGGATTTGATGTTGATTACAAAATGTAAGTAATCGAATTGTAGATCTAAAATATGCTTCAGTCAATTGTCCGCCATAGCAGGGAGTAGCAATAAAGATTCTTTCTTTACGCAAATCATCTAATTTGACTTCTAATTTATTTTGATTTTGATCTGGAGGAGGACTACCTGCGGCTGGCACTTTAGGTAGTGAAGGAACCTTAGGCAAAGCCATAGGGGTAATTTTCTTTTTAGGTTGATCCATAATAACTCCAAGTTAATTATAAAGGTTGTACTTCGAAAATAGTATATTTGAACGATGCTATCGCAGTAAAATATTCTACGGTTGATGATGCTATATCAAAGTCTAATGCTGCTAATGATATAGGGAACAGGTTTTTAAATATTATATTTACTTTAGGGTTGTTTGTCGAGTCTAAAATCGTTAAAGTACCATCCGAGTATGCCAAAACTTCTTCTTTTCCTGTAGTTTTAGTCACAAAAGGAAATCTACTTGGACGATTTTGTGTGAATGCTGCAAATTGATTATAATTATCTGGGAATCCAAGAGCAATTAACCATCTGTACAATTCAAGATAATTTGACATATCTTCCGAAATCAAAAATCTAATTGTGAATTCACCAAAATCTAGTTTGTCCCCAATAGTAGGAATATCGACAAACGGAGTAGGCTGTAAAGCAAACCCTAATTGTAAATCCGGAATATTTGCAGATTGGCAAGTAAAAGAAACACCCGGCAGATCTTTTATACTAAATCTAAACGCATTCGGTCTAAGATAATCATTGGTCTTAGGCAACGAATTATAAAAATTTTGTTGAGCTGTATTGATGTTTGCGGTAAATGCCATTTAAATATTCCTTATTACTTATATATTTATAGCCTGTGCAAAGACAAAAAAAGGGGGAATTGCTTCCCCCTTTTAAGTCCGATCTTATTGTCGGTTGATTACATTAGGTTGATAACCTTAGTCTTACGGTAGTACTGGTTACGTGATGCTGTAAATGAATCTGCATCTGGAGTATAACCGTTAGAACCTGTAACATATGGGTTAGCAATTAAACCATAACGTGTCTTGAAGCCGATTTTTGGCTGGAAGCTGTTAGGATCAATTGCGCGAACCATTTGTAGAGGAACATATGGGCAATAGAACATACCTGCG